CCACGGGTCGCCCTCGGTGCCGGCGCTGGTCGCCCAGCGGTCGCGCTCGTCGCCGATGATATAGCGGGCAGGCGTGGAGGCCAGAGCCGAGGCACTGTTGGAGCCGGTCAGGGTGAGCATCCCGCCCGGGAACGACTTCTGTAGGATCGTGTTGCCGCTGTCCTTGGCCTTGACGTCGTGCACCTTCGCCTTCAGGGGTTTGCTGTCGCGGATCATAGGGGCCACGCGGAGGCGGCTGAACTTCCGGGCGTCGTCGATGGTCGGGTGGACGTAGAGGATGCTGCCGGGGTCTTGGTCGATGATGTAGCCGATGATGTTGAGCTCGAGCTCAGACTTGCCGACCTGAGAGGCGGCCACCATGACTATTTTGTGCACCTTCGGATCCGTAAAGGCCCGCATGGGCTCCTCGAGGTACGGGGTGCGCTTGGTGCGCCACGGGCCTGCCTCGGCCGAGCTTTCAGGGGAGAGGCGGCGGTGCTTGTCGGCCCCGTCCACGGTCAGGCTCTCAGGCGGGGCGAAGCGTTTGACCGCTCCGGCGATGGCGGTATTGAGCTTCGCGGCGGCTTTTTTAGTCGTCCGCGTCATCGGCGAGCTGCTCGCTCCAGCCTTCCCGATCCCTTACTCGCCGGGCGTACACCTCGGGATCGTATTTATAACCGGCCAGCTCCGTCAGGATCTTGTAGACCTCTGTGCGGATGATCTCAGACGCCTCGGCGGGTGTTGCTGCGCCGGTGACGTCGACGGCCAGACGGCCCGGCAGGGCCACGAGCATCGACCTGATATTGTAGACGAGGTCGGTCATCACAGCCTCGACGTCCTCGCTGCGGTGCATGGTGCCCTCGAGCTCACTGAGCTGGAGGGCGGCGATGTCTGCCTTGCTGCGCTTGAGGTCAGCCTCAGCCTCCAGACGTCGGCCCTCGATCTCGCTGTCCTTCTTCGACGGCTCCCGGCCGTTGGCCTTGGCCGTCAGGTATCGGATGTACCTCTGGATCGTCGGCAGCAGGTCGTAGCGGTTGGCGTTGCCTTCCTTGACCGCGGCGATGACGCCCTCCTTGGTGAGCTGCTGCACTCGGCGGGGCGTCATGTCGAACAGGGCCGCGATGGTCTTGCTGTCGACGAGCTTGTTGTTGGTTGGGTTCGGCATGGCGTTCCCTCCTTTCTGCCGCTCGGGCGAAACGAAACGGCCCGAAAAAAATTTTCCCCGGCTGCGCGTTTTTTGGGCTCGCCAGCACCGCAGGCCAGAGAGGCGCGTCACAGTACCTTCGGCGCGTCGGTGCGTGCGTGGAGGCGTCTGCGAGGCGCTGTGCTGCGCTCTGTGCGCGTCTGGTGTGTTTGGTGGGCTCGGTGCCGGGCGTCTTGGTGGGACGCCCTGTGCGCCGCTGTGGGCTATTTCCCGAGGGCTCTGTCGAGGTTGTGCTGGAGTCGCTTGGCTGTCTCGTCTTGGAGTCGCTTCAGGATCTTCTCATTGGTGCGCTCGCTGGTTATCATGGACGGCACCGAGATGGTGGTAAACTTCTTGATGTCGGTGCGTGTCCGGCTCATTCTCTGGAATGGAATGGCGCTGACGCCGCCGGCCTTGGTGTTGCCTGTCCCCATGAGGATATTGTGCGATCGCTCGGAGTACGGGCCGCCCGGGGTGCGGGTGTTCAGATAGCGGCCGATGACCTTCTTCTGCCCCTTGACCACCTGCATCCGCAGCGTGTAGCTCTTTCCCGGCGGGGCGGTCTTTGGTGTCATGCCGAAGTGCACTGGGGTGAGCAGTCGGCCGGAATAGGTGATGGTCAGTTCCTCGATGGTCTCACCTGAGACGCTGACGCTGCCCGCCATCTTCTTCGGCTTGCTGCTGTTCTTGCCGGACGGGGTGATCTCTCCCTTCTTGATGTTGTAGACCGACGTGACTTCCTGAGCGATCCAGCTCGGCGCTCTTGCCTTAACGTCGCGGACGGTGGCCTTCACAGCTTTGCGGCCCTGCTCGTCGATCTGTGCGACGGTGTCCATGAGCTTTTGGAAGTTTTCGACCTGCATGGTGATGGTTGCCTTTGCCGTTGTTGTCACCTCCTGAATATGCAAAAAGAGACCGGCGGGCGTTTGTTCGCCCGTCGGCCTCTTGCCGTCGGTTTCTGTTTGGTTTTCTTTTGGTCGGCCGCTCGGAATTGTCACGGCGTTGCCCGTGCGTCCTGCGGTCTTTTGCAGGATATAGAATAGCACGGGGCGTTACTGCTTTTCAATTCCTTTTACTTCCCTTTTGTTCCTTTTACTGCGTTTTACTGCCGCAGCTCAGGCAGTCGGCTCCATCTCGTCCAGCACTGCGGCGAGGTTGAGCAGGGCGCGGCCGTGGATCTTGTATGTCCTGTTCTGATAGGCGTCCGCTCTGTCGACGTAGTCCCGCCGATCACCGAACAGGACGCCGCAGGTGCTCTCCCAGTCAGCCCGGTCGAAGTAGCGCAGCCGGATGACGGCGCGCTCGTCGGGGTCGGAGAGCTGGAGGATCAGGCCCTCGATGGCGTTGCGCTCCTGCTTCTCCTCGGCCTTGAGCCGGTCGATCTGTTCCTCGAGCTCCATTTTCCGCTCCACCATCATGCCGGTGCGGTCGGATGGTGTGCCGGATCCGCGTGGCATACCTGTCAGATCAGGGCCGGGCGGTGAGGCCATCGTCATCTCCATGCGGTCGAGGCGTTCGAGCTGGTTGTCGATGTCCCTCAGCATGGCGGTGTAGGCCGCGAGCCTGTCCTTGATCCGTTGTGTGATCGGCTTCTCGCTCATTATGTCAGGGCGTCACTCCTGCTCACCTCCTTCCTCGTCAGGCTCGAAGATCGCGGCGATCTCCTCGCGCGGTAGCTCTTGGCCTTGACGGACGCAGCGCACGTTTGTCTTTCCTGTTATTCTGATGTACCTCTTGACGATCACGTCCGTGAAGGCCGGCGTCAGCTCCATAATGTAGGAGGGCTGCCCGTATGCCTCGCAGGCGGCCAGCGTCGTGCCTGAGCCGCCGAAGGGATCATAGACGCCCGTGGCGAAGTCCGTGTTGTCGACCAGCTTCTCCAGCAGCTCGACGGGCTTCTGTGTTGGGTGCAGCTCATTCCCGGAGCGGGAGATGCTCAGGACGTTGCCGTAGCCCTTGTGGCCGTCGAAGTGGGTGGCAGCCTTGGCGCCGAACAGAATGAGCTCATGCTGCGAGCGCCAGCCGACGCCCATGCCCGGCGTGCCCTTGTCCCATACGATCTCAGACTTGACGCCGAAGCCGGCCGCCTCGACGAGGTCGAACAGATATACCCACATACGCCAGTCGGTGAAGATGTAGGCGTAGAGGCAGGGGATGTCGGTGAGTGCGCCGCGGATCAGGTTTTGGTAGCCGCGCGTGCTGAGGATGTCGTTGGCGATCTTCGGGGCCTTGCCGTTCTTTCTCTCGGTGCCGATGCTGCCGGTCGACTTCTGCGACTCCTTGCTGCCGCCCGAGCAGTAGGGCGGGTCGGTCAGCAGGATCTCGGGCTTGTTGCCGTCGAGCAGCAGGGCGCGATCCTCCGGCCGGGTGCAGTCTCCGCAGAGGACGCGGTGCCGGCCGAGGATCCAGAGGTCGCCGTACTGTGTGACCGGCGCGGCCGGGGCCGGGATCTCTGCATCAGGGTCGCTGCTCGGCTCATTGGTGTGCAGCGCCTCAGAGAGCGCCGTCACGATGTTGCCGTAGTCGTCCTCGGTGTAGCCGCTGAGCATGAACGGGATCTCGCCGGTGTCGATGTCGGCGAAAACCTCGGCGAGCATCTTGTTGTCAGTGGTGGCGAGCTCCGCGATGCGGTTGTCAGCCGTCAGATCGGCCAGCTCCTCGGCCTCGCTGGCGTAGTCCTGATAGTCGACCGGGGCGTCGGTCAGGTCGTCGAGCTGTGCGGCCATGAGACGGCCGTGGCCCTTGGTGACGAGCCCGCTGCGCTTGCTGACGGTGATCGGGGCGCGCCAGCCCGTCGCTCTGATGATAGAGGCGAGGAGCTTGATCTGCTCCGGCGGGTGCTGGTTGGGGTTTTTGGGATTAGGCCGCAGATCCTTCAGCGGGACGATGGCGTCGTGCGCACAGAACACGGGGACGCTGCCGGCGTATGCCTTCGGCGTGGCCGTGGTGCTGTACTCCTCGATCTCGGGGCCGGTCTGCGGCTGCGGTTTATTCATGGCTGTCACCTCCTGCTGAGAATTGATTTTCAATCCACTTGTGGAGGCTGGAGTCCCGCCAGTTGTTTCGGCCGTCAAGACGGTTTTTCAGCCGTTCCAGCTTCGCCTCCTCGATCTCCTCGGTAGATCGGTGGAAGATGATGCGGAGCTGGTCGAGCATGATCTGGACATCCGCGATCTCCTCGATGACGTTGGAGACGGCTGCGGTGGTGGTCGCCCCGGGTGTCGCCCGTTTGACCTTGCAGAGGGCTTTGGTCAGCTCGGCCATCTCCTCGACGGCCATGTCCATTTGTGCCGGCGCGCCGTAGGTCGTGATCGCACGATCCAGCAGGGCCCGGCGTTCCTCCGTGGTCATCACGGGCGGCCTCCCTTCGTCAGCTCTCTGACCAGTATGACCACGAGCACGATCACGATGATGGCGAGGGTGATGGCGGTCGGGATCCAGATCGGGGCCAGTACCCACAGCCAGCTCCAGTTGATGACGCCGGTGAGCTTCAGGACGATGAAGGCGACGGCGAGAAGGCCGCAGAAGCCGATCCCGCCGGCCGTCGTGTTGTTTCTTTCGTTGTTCATGTATTACCTCCAGTATTATTTTCCGAGCCCCTTCAGCGCGCAGGCTGTGCAGGCGGTTCGGACGTCGGGCTCCAGTGCGAGGATCCGGCGGGCCGTGTCTGTCTGCCAGCACTCAGCGCCACAGACGGGGCAGGTGGTGAGCTGCCAGTCGTCAGTCGGAGGCTCCGGGACGTTATCGCGCAGCGGCATGGTGAGGATCCCGCCGTCTCCGGGCCGGTGGGGCGAGAGGACAGGCTCGGGCCCGTCGGGGATCATGGCGTCGAGGAGCTCGTTGTACTTCTTGAATATGGCCTCCGACGCTGCGCTCCAGCTCTCGCCGTGCTCCGTGTCCTCCGGGGTGGCGGCGTGGGCCAGCTCGTGCGCCAGCAGCTCAGGGGCGGCGCTGATGGGCGCCTCGGCCGAGATGCAGACGATCGGCGTGCTGCCGTCGTCGGGAAAGATGGTCAGGCCGTAGGCGGTGCCGTTGGTCTCGTCCCGCAGGTCGGGGACGTACTGCGCGACGTACTCGACGCCGGGGTAGAGCTCAGAGAAGGCCCGGGCCACGATGGCCGTCGGGTCGTTGATGAAGGGCGAGGCCATCGGGCCGATCTTCTCGTACTGCTTCAGGGCCGTGTAGGTCTCGCGCAGCATGGCCCGCACTTCGTCCTTCTTGATGCCGTTGATGGTGGGCCCGTTCAGGATCAGGTCGAGCATCCTGTCGCTCCAGTCCTGCATCAGGTGGGTCTCCGGCATACCGCAGCCGAAGGGCACGACGTCGACCTTCTCACGGGTGAGGGTTTCGTATTCTTTCACGGTGCTGCTCCTTTCAGAAAAGCCGAGCGGGCCGGAGCCCGCCCGGCGCTCCATTTACTGCATGACGACGACCTTGCCGGCGTCGATCAGATCGCCCATGTTCTTCAGGAAGTAGTCGGCGATGTTCTTCTTGGCCTCGAGCTTCCAGATGCCGCCGTCAGCCTCGAAGAAACCGATCCCCTCGTCGGGATCCACGCGCAGCAGGAACTCGCTCTCGGGCTGCTCCACCTCGAGGAAGGTACGGAACGGCCGCAGCATGACGCGGGGCTTGATCTCGACGACCGCGTTGAGGGCGACGCCCTGACGTGCCTCGACGGTCTGTGTGACGCCGTTGTCGTTGGTGCTGACGCTGTTCTCGTTGGTCATGCGACTCAGCAGGTCGAGCAGGTAGGCCGTGCCCTCGTTGGGGATGCAGAGGCTCCGCAGCTCGATCAGAGCTACCTCGCGTCCTCTGAAGCCGGTGTACAGGCCCGGGGCGTCAGCCTTGGCGCGGTAGAGCGTGTTGCGGGAGAAGTCGCTCAGGTAGGTGGTCATCACCTCGACGGTGTCGTTGCTCTTGACCTGCACCATGATGGTCGTGCCAACCTTCTCGAGCTCGGTGCGGATCAGCTTGCAGATGCTATCGAGTCCGCTGACGCTGATGCAGTCAGGGCGGTCGACGTGGGGCGGGATGCGGGTGAGTGATGCGTCGGCGTAGGTCTGGCCGTCAATCTCGAAGATCTTGGTCTCCTTCAGGCTGACGATTTTGTCGATCATTTTTGCGAGCATTGTGTTGTCCTCCTTGTTCTGTGTTGTGGGTGTTTATCCGTGCTGGACGAGCTTCAGGAGCTTCGGTGCCTCCTGCTGCGTGCCGTCCATGTTCATTTGGCCGGGCACCTGCGGCACCATCTCGGCGACGACGAGCTCGCCGTTGCCGTCAGAGGTGACATAGAGGGCCGTGGCGACGGGGTTGGTGGCTGCGAGCGTAGACTTGGCCGTCACGGAGACGCCGATGGTGCGGCGCTCGTCGTCCGGGGTCAGCTCGATGGTGAGGGTAATCTTGCGCTTGGCCGTGGCCTTCGTGTTGGGGTCGAGGATGTTCTGGATCACCTTGTCCATCTCATAGTCGACGCGCTCCTCGAAGGCGCCGCGAGCCATCGACATGATGCTGTCGCGCTGGTTCTGTTCGTTCATGTGGTTGCTCCTTTCTCTTTGTCTCCGGCCGTTCCGTACTTCTCGAGCGTGTCCTTCAGGGCGCCCGCAATACACTCGGCCATGACTGTCGCGGTTTTGGTTTCGCTGCTCTTGGCAGCCTGTTCAATGGCTGCGCGGATCTCGTCGGGCTCGTAGCCCGTGTTCTCGTAGGCGGCGAGCTTCTGGACGAGCACCTCCTTGGTGGCTGCGCTCCAGTAGCCCGTCTTGATGCCGTTGACTCTCTCGTGGGTCAGACGTTCCATGCTGGCCCTCCTCTCAGGTGGCCGATCCGAGCGTCATCTGCTCGGCCTCGGTCGGGTTGTCTGCGTATGCTGCGGCCGTCTGGCCCGTGGGGCTTGAAGGCTCCGCTCTGGCCCACACGGCCTCGGTGGCGTCCGAGCGGGTGGCCTTGCGGCGGCCGACCGTCGTGAGGATCCCGATCTCCTTCAGCTCTGTGAGCCGAGGGGCGACGTAGTTGCGGTTGAAGTACGGGATCCGGCCGGCTGCGACGAGCTCCTCAGTGATCTCGCTGGCCGTGAGCTCACGGTTGCCGAGGGTCTCGAGGATCAGGCGGCAGCGGGCGGCCCGCTTGGGGAGTACGGCGTCATAGCTGCGGCGCCGGGTCTCTTTGGTTGTCTGGTTCATGTGTTTCCTCCTTTCCGGCCAGCTCGACGCTGTCGGCTGGCGCGTCCTTGACTTCAGGCGTCGGCGCTTCGTTGCCCCACACGTCCCATCCCGGGGCAGCCTCTCGGGCGAAAAGCTCGATACGGGGCAGGTCTCCCATCAGCTCGACGATCCTGTCGCGGATTTCGGCCGGCTTTCTGCTGTGCTGCTGGAGCGGGGAGAGGACGATGCTGCGGACGCTGCCGCTGATGCGCTTCGGCTTGCCCTTGGTCGCCAGCAGGCAGATCTCTGAGTTGCTGCGCGTCCAGTTTCCGAGCCCCATGAAGATGCCGGTGCCGTTTCTGTTCTGCTTTACCCAGTTGAAGGCGACGGTCTTGTAGCTGAAGCCCCACGCCTCGATCACGTCGAGGGCCTCGCGGAGCATGGGGAAGGTCGCCCACATGAAAAGCACGCAATCCTCGTTAGCAATACCCCCCCCCGCAGCTCCGACGCCCATGCGCTTGATGTCCTCGATGGTCATGGTGTCGTAGTGCTTGGAGGCTGCCGCTCTGGTGCCGCGGTTCTGATAGCTCCACGGAGGATCGGCGTAGATGATGCTGTACTTCTTGTCAGGGAGTGGGATCATGGGCATCCTCCTTTCCAAGCGTTTCCGACTCGATGTCGTGCAGGAACTTGATGAAGCCGGCCGTCGCCGGTACTTCGTAGCGGGATAGCTCTGCGTGCGTCATGTACTTGCGGCCGTAGATCTCGGCCATGTCGCGCCAGACGGGCCACGGCACGCGGTAGAAGTCCGTCAGGCTCACGGAGACGAGCACGAAGGCGATGGCGCCGAGCTTGTGATGGGCCTCGAGGTCGTCCTGCTGCTCTTGAGTGAGCCGGCGCTGCTCGATGCGCTCGTCGTCGGTGTGCTTGGCCTCGAAGTAGATGCTCCGGCCGCCCTTCAGGGTGCCGCCATAGTCCGGCTGGGCCTGCTTGGTATAGCAGGCGAGGAACTGGCCCTTGCGGTTCTTGGCGCCGAGGGGCTTCATGGGCTCCGGCGTCTTTTCGATCTTGGCGAGGCCGCGGCTGAGGTAGTAGTCGCACGAGGCCGAGATGATATTCTCGAAGTAGCCGCCGGCGACTCTGGCCTGCTTGCCGCGGATCTGTGCCATCATGTGTTTTTCGGCTGCGTAGGGCGTCGGGTCGTTGTAGCCCTCCGCGTTCTTTCTCGGGTCGTACTTCGTCAC